CGGCACTAAAGGCTGAAGAAGAAAGACTTGCAGCAGAGGCTGCAGCGAAGAAAGCCGAAGAAGAACGCTTAGCAGCAGAAGAAGAAGCAAGGGTTAAAGCAGAAGAAGCAGCCAAGGCTGAAGCAGACCGCATCGCTGCAGAAAAAGATGCTGCTGAAGCAGAGGCTAGAGCAAAAGCAAAGGCTGAAGAAGAGGCACGTTTAGAAGCAGAAAGAATTGCAGCCGAGAAAGCAGCGGTAGAAGAGGCAGCCCGTATTGAGGCTGAACGCCTGGCTGCTGAGTTGGCAGAGGCTAACAAGCCTAAGCCTGAGGTTGTGCCACCTGTGGTAGCAACTATCAATTCTACTCCAGCAGAAAAGGCAGTAGTAGCAGAAGCAGTTATTCAAGCAGCGCAAGGCGCACCAGTAACTGCACAAGCAATTCAAGATGCTGGCATTACTTATCAAGACCTACCTCCTGCTACCCCAGTTGAGGTTCGACAAGATGAAAACGGTAACGAGGTTGTAATCACAGCCGAAGTTGCTGCAGCATTAATAGTTCTTGCTGACCCAGGAGAACTTATCAATGCAATCTTTACTGACCCAGGTGAAGCCTTGCTTGCTATCGCAAGTATCGGTGCTGATATGTCAGAAGAAGAACGTGAAGAATCAGAAAAGATTATTGTCGCATCTGTGATTGCCGCACAGGCTGCAGTTAATGCAGCAGGTATGGCAGCATCAGTTGCATCTACCACTACCAGAACCCCGTCTGGTGGGGGAACTACTGGCGGAGGCGGAGCCTCTGTTGGTGAATCAAAAGCCGTAAGGAGACGTAAGCCTTGAAGATATTAAGAGATATGGTTGACCAACTTTGGACTTTGCTTGGAATGTTTATTGCTTGGGTCGTCCTTGACGGCTCAGCAAAGACAGTCGTTGGCTATGCAATCGCTGGAACCCTAGTGGTTTGGGCAGTTACATACCCACTACGTAATCCAAAGGACGAATAATGGATACATTCAAGAACGTAATGATGAGGATTTTTGCTGTCATCGCAGCAGAATCTCTTGGAGTTATTGGTGCTGGTTCCTTGGTAGGCATCGAAGTATGGCAAGCAGCAGTACTGGCAGGTGCACTAGGTGCAGCCCGTGTACTTGAGGCTTTGGCACGCTTCTACCTAACAGATGGAAACCTGACATCAGAAGAAATCAACGCAGCCTTTGCGAAGGTTGACAAGAAAGCGGGTAAATAATGGGACAAAGAGCAGACTTCATTGCACTAGCAAAGGGTGAACTCGGAGTTATTGAAGGTCCAAAAGAGAACCAGACTAAGTATGGTGCCTTTACTAAGGCTAACTTCCAGCCTTGGTGTGGTTCATTTGTGAACTGGTGTGCCAACGAGGTAGGGCTAAAGATTCCTAACTGTGTGTACACACCAACTGGAGCATCAGCATTTATAAAGAAGGGTCAGTGGGAGAAGGCAAGCGACACGGCGACACCACTGCCTGGGGATATTGTGTTCTTCGACTTCCCAAACGACGGGGTTGATAGAATAAGTCACATCGGTATTGTCGTCAAAGACAATGGTGATGGTACAGTTACCTGTATCGAGGGCAACACAGCCCCAGATAAGAAGGGTGACCAGCGCAACGGAGGGCAAGTCTGCCTGAAGGTGCGTGCATTCAAAAAGAAGAATGGCTCAAAGTTACGTAAGTCACAACCAGTGACAGTCGTAGGCTTTGGCAAGCCAGTATTCAAATCCTAAGGAGAACCAATGAACAAAGAGAAACTAATAGCAATCGCAAGTACATACTTCCGTGCAGCATTCGCTGCCGTAACAGCACTCTACCTCGCAGGTGAGACAAGCCCTAAGGCTCTACTCTCAGCAGCAGTAGCAGCGGTTGCTGGTCCAGTCCTCAAAGCACTTGACCCTAACGCAACTGAGTTCGGCAAGGGTTCTAAGTAACCTAAGTCTTAAGTAACAAAAGACCCCATCATCTTGGCAACACGCCGAGGTGGTGGGGTTTCTTTTGTTTTTGTGCTACAGTTCTGTTACTCGAAAGAGTGGGGGGCGAAACCTCAATGACGTTTGCACCGCAGGGTTCGCACACTTACCAACTATAAATTTTATTTATGGGGGGTAGGGGGGCATTTCCTAAATCAGATTACCCGCAGGGTAATATGAATATAACTAAATAGAATTAGATAGTTCTCCTTCATTGAGTCACTCCTGTCCTCTGAAGGAGGACTATCTAACAACAGACAGGGGATAAGATGAACTTCTTTAAGAAGCAAGAGTATGTAACTGCTGACGATTTAATCGTTGAACTATCAGTTGCATTTCACGAACTACGCATAGCAGTCGAACAGTTGCAAGATGATGTCGACTACTTGCTGTCAATCACGGATGATTTAGATGATTAAGTTAGATACCTATGAACTACCAGAACATATTTCTTATTCTGCTTTCACTACTTTTCTTACCTGTGGTTATCAATATTACTTGGGTCGCTTACTCAAAGTCCCTGAGGAACCATCGGTCTGGTCAGCAGGAGGACGAGCCTTCCACCTAGCAGCAGAAACGTGGGACTTAGAAAATGGTTAACACATACTGGCACGATGCGTGGCTCAAAGAGATTGATGGACTTGACTTTGCAACTGCACGAGTAGCAGGACGAGCCACTAAGTTAAACCCTGGTAAAGAAAACGGGGAGTGGTGGTATGAACAAGGTTCCAAGTGGGTAGATGACTACATCATTTGGCGCAAGAACAATCCTAACTGGAAAATCTGGACTACCCCACAGGGTGCAAAGGCTATCGAGTTAGAGTTGAATCCCATCATTGCTGGTGTACCAGTGAAGATGTTCATTGACAGAATCTTTGAGGTTAACGGACAACTTGTGATTGTCGACCTGAAGACTTCTCGCACACGTCCACAGTCTGACTTACAACTAGGCTTCTACAAAGTAGGAGTCGAGATGATGTTGGGAGTGGAAGTCAATCTAGGAAACTACTGGATGTCTCGTGAATCGGGGACAGGAGAGATGATTGACCTAAGTAGATATACAAAAGACACACTCGAATATTTCGTGGATGGCTTTGACAAGGCTCGAAAGGCTGGTATATTTCTACCGAACCTACAATCGTGCAGTTACTGTGGACTCACAGCACACTGCCAATTTACGAAGAAGGATAAATAATGTCAGATGAAAACTGGAAACTACAAGTTTCTTATACAGTACCAAGTGGTCCAATGATTAACGTCCGTGCACAAAGTGCAGATGAATTATCTGTACTACTTGAAGGCGTTGGGGATTACTCAACTCAGGTTGCAGCAGTACAAGGAATGATTAAGGCTGCGTTTGTAGTAGCCCCTTTGGAGACAACTACTTCAACAGTAGACAATCCGCCTTGGGTTACCTCCGTAACCGCCCCGACAGTGGCTCCATCCGCTACGGGTCTATCCTCACCGACCTGCGTGCACGGCAACCGGAAGTTCCTATCGGGAATCTCGAAAAAGAACGGCAAGCCTTACTCAATGTGGGTATGTCCACAACCTCAGGGAGCGGAACAGTGTCAACCGACAAACGGTTAATACAAGAGCCAATGCTATAAGAATTGGTGGAGGGGCAGTTATTCAGGGGAAGGTGGCTGTCCCTCTTCCAACTTAAGACAGGAGAATGTAATGGAATATCCCAATTGGTTTAACCACACTGCTAAAGATAACTTTGAGAAGTTCTTAATTCCATTAGCGGGTCAAGAGAATTTGAAGTTCTTACAACTAGGTGTGTACACAGGTGATGCAAGTATCTGGATGCTACAGAACATAAGTAATATACAACTTACTGATGTTGATACTTGGCAAGGCAGTGATGAAGATGCACATAAATCTATGGACTTCGATGATGTCTATAAGACATACACTAATAAGATTAAAGATTATAAAGTAGACATACGCCGTACAACTACTACTGGTTTCTTACTTGCACAATATGGATGCGATAGACCGCTAGGCGAGCACTGGGACTTTATCTATATAGATGCTGACCACACTACAGTGAGTGTATTAATGGATGCTGAACTATCATTTCCACTACTTAAGTCAGGTGGCATTATGGCATTTGATGACTATACTTGGGGAGCAGAGATGCCCCCTGAATTAACACCAACATTAGGTATTGATTTGTTCCTTTCACGTCACGAAGGTAAGTATGAAACCCTAGTCATCAACTCTCAAGTTTGGATTAAGAAGATATGAGAACCCTTGTCCGTTCAGTAGGACGGTCAGACATAGGTGGCGAACCTTTACCTGCTGTGTTCAAGACCTTCGGTACTAACAAGATTGTCTGTCGACGCTCTGAAGTATCAATGTTTGCTGGTGTCCCAGGAGTAGGTAAGTCCACACTGGCACTGGCTTTAGCACTTAAGATGCAAGTTCCTACCCTCTATATATCAGCAGATACCAACTCACACACTATGGCTATGCGCCTAGCGTCAATGATTAGTGGTAAGAATCAAACTGACGTTGAGTACCTGATGGACAAGGACACTAACTGGGCAAAGGCTGTGCTCCAAAAGTCATCTCATAT